TTTCAGAGGGGGGCTTAAAAATAATCTGCGGGATTATAATTTTTTTTCATTTCAATTTCTTTTTGCGTTTGTGGACGATATTCAACTTTTGGATGACACGTTGCACAAACCAAACGTAAGTTGTTCATGTCTAATCTTATATTTGGATTCAACCAAATTGGCTTGATATGATCCACTTGACTATCACGACCAAACACAGGTTTATGACAAATTGTACATTTATACTTATCACGAAAGCGGACAGCATCAGCAACGCTTTTCCAGTCATCTGATTTGTAGAATGATTTGTTTTTAGAATAGTAACGTTTGATCACTCGCTTCTTTCGCTTATGCTCGTCGCAGTAGCTACCCTTTTCTAATAGAGTACGGCAACCTTCTTGGCGGCAATACTTAGGCATCTTTCAACACGGTGCGCTTTTCGATAGGATCCCACACCTCAACCCCAAATGGTGTTTGGCGTTCAATTGTTTGTGGTGCTTCATCATTAGTAGATTCGTATTTAATACCTTCATTACTAATTGTTAGGTCACCAACTTTAATAGTCCCTGTTGTAATTTCATTAGCTTCAACAGGTTCTTCAGTTACTTCCACATTGTCAGGTTGCTCAACTTCTTTAACTGCTGGTTTCTTTTTAGCAGTCTTTGTTTCCTGCACTTCTTCTTTCTTTGCTTTTGCCATTTGACATTTCCCCTTTCAAAATGAAAACCCTACTACAATTAAAACAAAAAGGACTGCATATAAATGCAGTCCTAGTGAAAGGTAGTAGCGCCAATTTGTTTGTCCGAACATTCATTGACGATCTATATTATTTAAGTAGCTATGCTACCTATTGGCGTGACAGGATTCGAACCCGCATCTTATCTCACACGAAGTAAGTTGCATTACCACAATGCTACACGCCAAACCAGAAGGAGCGACCTTCTAGCAATTGCTAATAAATCAAATTAACCTTTACACACTCTCGTCAGAATGTTTTCCCATCAGGACGTAGCTTTCGCAGACTTTCACGGCTAAAATGATTATGTCACTGGCAAGGATTTGCACCTTGGTATGGTCTATATTCCACCACAGTGACCGATCAATCAAACACCAGCAAAAACAATTGATCAAGTTTATCCTAAACGTACCTAGCTGCTACTCTATGAGTTTAGGAATTGCTCTCGTGCGTAAGCAGCTGCCGCAGAGTTCTGGTTAGTGTCATATCTTCAGATGCTGGGCTAAAATACCGCGCCTAGCCTCGCTTACTACGCTTTACCTTGCATAAGGTAGTTACTGCATCTCTAGTAACTATTTGTCACTTGCAAACCTGTAGAAAAAAAGAGAAGGCTCTTCACCTCCCCTCTAAGAGAACGTATCAGTTTGCGAGTGATAGTGTGATCAGTGTTAGCAACGAGATAATATTTATTTTTGATTTCCTTACACTTCTCACACTACTAATTTACCATGTGAAATAACCTCGATAGTGCACAAATAGTGCAAATTATATATCTAAATTTAATTCTTTTGCGATTTCTTCAAAAAATATTCTTTGTAATTCGAAGGCCTTTCTTCTACTACAAAATATTTTCCCTTGATCAATTAATCCTTGCATAGTGAATCTAGGCCGTTTTTTAAAATGAAGTTCTTGAATGATAGTGATGGTATCCTCACACGATTCACTAAGCACTTTGTCAATGATGCGTTTATTCCGTTCTAAGCTTGCTAGCCGCCTGTCTAGTTCAATCGTAATAAGTAAATTGGCAGCAGCTTCATTATTTCCGTGTGATCCTTTAATGCCACTGTTCAAATCACTTTCTCTAAATGGATAACGTAATTCTTCTTCGCGTTGCCGAATATAGTCATCGGTTTTATAATAGTCTCCTAAAATATCTTTGATATAGTTAAATGTTGACGTCCGCAACTAATCATCATCTCCTAAAATTAATTTAAGTTGTCTGTCATGCAGATAGTCCATTGTTGCGATTAATTCTGCTGTATATGTTTCTATATCTAGTGTGTCCATGTATCTAGGCTCAGTTAATTCTTTTTGTTGATGAATTGCGTTTCTGATATCGTAACCAATTTTTTTCAATGCGTATGAGTATGTTTTTCTGTACTTATCTTGTAAAAAATCTTCTGCTTTTTCACTTAGCGATTTCATTTCTGCACCTCAATCGTGATTGGTCTTCCATACTTTAAAATTTCCCAAGCGCCATCTTTCATATTGGTTTTATTCATATGATTTCTTTCATCACAAGCTATCGCATAATCGAAAAATAAATCGGCTTGCTCTGCTCCATGTAAGTATTCAACATACACTCCATCGACTTGCCTTCCTATGATATAAACTTCTGGATAACTCATACGCTGGAACCTCCTAAATATAGCCCTAATCCCAAAATAAACGAGCATGAAAGGAAATAAACGAGGTCACTGCTTGTTATGTCATTGCCATACACGAAATAGCTCACGGTTGCTTTGGCTACAAGAATCATTATTGCAATGCCACTAACTTTATTTATTACTCTTTTCCAGTTGCGTTTCATTTATTCACCATCCACTTTCACAGCAAACAGCCAGTAACGTTCATCAATTGCTTTGATTTCTTGTTCTGTATGTTTCAGTCTTCCGATGCATAACCCTTTATTGCCTTGTGTATATACAGCTCCATCGGTATCAGTCCAAAGATAACAAAACTCTGTGTCACCGATTTTTGGTAAAGCAACATAAAATAGAGGTTCTTCATTTTCATTCCTTAACTCTTCAATTGATATGCATTCTGAGCAATCGATACTATTCATTTTTTTAACTTCTGTATTTATACCAATGAGATTAGCAACTTCCAACGCTTCTTCTTCCTTTTTAAAAACAATAATTTTCTCGTCGCATCTAAAATAATCTGTAACACCTCTGACCGCCCAATACAACTGCTCTTTCTCGACTTCGTAGCCATACCTCATAGCGTCGCACAACGTAAACTGTATATCTGCACTATTACTCAACCAATCATAAAATTTTCCGCTGTAATCCCATTTTTCAGCAACAAACCCATCTGAATCAGTTGCGTACTCAACGCTTAAAAAGAGATCAATTATATCAGTGGAATACTTATGTTTATCAAGCCATTCCGCAACAAACTTCGGAACAACAACTTTTATCGGTTCGTCTAGTTGTTTTGCTAAACTAATTGCTCTTTCTGTTGCATAGTTAGCACCTCTCAAATAATCAAGGCTGTCTGTAGAAACTTCTATGCATTCTAACTCTTCAATCAATTCTTGTTTATTCATCGCTGTTTCCCTCCTATGGATATGCATTTATTGCTTTGCCATAACAAGTAGAATCACATGCTTGATAAGTTAATTGCCACTTATCATTCATATCAATTTTTTTACCGCATTCTACACACCTGACATTCCCATCTTCGCTATATCCGTTTTTAATTAGCCACTTTTTGAATTGCTTATTTTTTTGGCGTTTATTCAACAAGATTCCTCCACTTCGTTAAATCCGCAAACTAATGAGTTCATGTTCCAAATGCCGCCGCCTTCAAGAGCAACTTTTCTTTTGTCTTTCTCAGGAAATTCAAGAATCAACCCATTCACTAATACTGTTTTTACTACTAAAAATTTGTCTGTGTATTGTGGAACTCCTTCACCGATATACTTTACTTTGTCTCCTGGTTGAATACTCATACTCATTCCGATACCTCCTAAAGCAAACCGCTGTCAATCAGCAATACTTCGCCTTTTTCTTCAAGATTTTCTAACTGATTGAAAGCTTCTTCTGCGCCAGTCTTGTCACCCTCTTCTGTATGACTTTTAGCAAGCATTTTGAACGCTTCGTATTTATCAATTGTTTTGATTTCCTCGAAAAACTCTTTTTCGTCCTCTACGTCGCAAACAATATCCTTGTAAAGTTTTAAACATTGTTTTTCATCTTCAGCAGCGATTAATGCAAAATAAGGTTCTTTCATTTCATAAAATTTCATTTATTTTTCCTCCTGTTCCCAAACCCACTGGCTAAATGACTGTAATACTTGAGCTAATTCATCATCATTTAAATCACCATATGCATAAGCTACTTGCTTATACTTCATTTTTCCACCAGTAGTTGATAAAAATCCCATAATTTCGATAACTTCACGTAATCCGTTTAATTTGCATGATTCTTTCAACCAATCCAGCACAACCTGCTGATTTTCGCTGAATTCTGGTTTTGCCATTCTGACTAGCTCTTCCCCGATGTTACATACCGTTCCCCATTCTGGATACGTATCTTCAAATATTGGGTGTGTAAAATTCAAAGCTGTTTCCATAAGAATATTACCCATCTTTTCTAGCTCGCTCATTCTGTTCCCTCCAATAATTCTGGATTTTCGTAGACATTTCCGATGACTTCTTTATTTTCATATCCAGAATATTTGATAGTTTCTGAGTAATAAAAGCCGTCATTAAAACAAAATCTGCAGTCTTCATAAACAACTTTATCGATTTGTTCAAATCGTTCACCAGTCCCATAATTATTCACCGTGACCTTAACAATATCTCCCTCAAAAATTTCAACGCCGTTCTCGTCTTTTAGTCCTGTTGATTGCATGAGCGCGGTCTCAATCAATGGTATATCAAATAATTCATCATATTTAGGTAAATAAGGAGCCAAATCACAAGTTGTTTGTTCTGGATCGCCCCAAAGGTCAATTTTAGCCACGTACCACATTTTTTCGGCATAATAAGCTCTAAACTTCGGTATCATCTTCTTCACTCACTTTCTTAAATTACAACATCAAATCCCCAAGAAAAGCTTTTTTCATTTCCTTATAGATGGTTAGTTCATTTTCTGCCGTCGCTATTTCATCCGTGATATGATCCATCATCCGAACAAAGGCTTTTTGGGTTTCTCGATTGAATAACTCTATTGGAAAATTACCAATTTCCTTTTCTTGTATATTGATACCTGTTGCATACTTTGCAATAAATTTGTCTACATTTCTTTGTAGAATTAAATTAAAATACTTAGGCTCAATTCCATTTTGAGGAATGATCACAACTTCCTTTGTTGGTACTTCCCTGGGATATTCTAGAAAGTCTATTTGGCCTTTCGTAGCCGATATTTGAATGGTTGATGTTCCAGCAGGATAAATGTATCCTGCTTTCGCCCTTCCAAATTCTGCCACATCTTCTAATTTGACACATTCAAAGTTATCAAAATCAATCATAATAGGCTCAATTGCTCCCCTTCCGTCGGTTCTGCTCTCTTTATTCGTCGTTTTGGTTTTTGATTATCCTTATACCCAACATGTTCCGAAAAGAATGAAGCAAACTCTTTTATTTGTCTATCAGCTTCTGGCGTAGTTCCAACTAAATCATTCATCATTTTGGCTAGTTCGATATTATTCTTTGCAATCTCTTGCTCTGTTTGTTTCATTTCTGCCATTATTTCAGATAGTGGCTTTACAGGTTCTGGTTCAAAAGTATCAACATAACGAGGTATGTTTAGATTAAAGTCATTTTCTTTCAATTCTTCGATAGTAACTACACTGCTAAACTTATCAACTGCTTTTCTCGATTGGAACACTTCTAAAATTTTAGCAACATGTTCGTCTTCTAAAACATTCCAAGCCTTTTCCTTTTTAAATTCCTTGCTGGCATCAATGAATAAAATATCTTTATTCAATCGGTTCTTTTTTAAAACTAGAAGAACCGTCGGAATATCAGTATTCATAAATGCTTTTGCAGGTAGTCCAATAACGGCATCTAGCAGATTCTTTTCAATAAGTTTCTTGCGAATCTTTTCTTCTGCAGCACCTCGAAACAAAACGCCGTGCGGTAAAATAATAGACATCACACCATTTTCTTTTAGTTGATGGATACCTTGTAATAAAAAGGCGTAATCCGCTTTTGATTTTGGTGCTAATACATCAAAATCCGAAAAACGCTCTTGTTCTAAATACTCTTTTAATGGATTCCAAGGGAGCGAGTAAGGTGGATTCATGATGACCGTTTCCGATTTAGTCGCTGGTACTTCGTCAACAATTTCAATAGAGCTAAACTCAGTTGATTTTGTTAATTTGTATATTGCTTTAAACTCACGACTTAATGAATCACCATGCAGAACTACGGCATTTATATTTCTGATTGCTAAATTAAACAAGAGAAATGGCAATGCACGATCTGAAAACTCCTCACAATAAAACTGTGCATCAGGATTTTCTGCATATCGTTTAATTGTTAAACCGCCAGTTCCTGCACAAATGTCTGCATTGGAACGAGTTGGCCCAAGAACTCCACTGGCTACCCGAATAATTCCATCTGGTGTAAAATCTTGTTTCTTGCCTTTTCGGTCTGAATGTTCCGCTTGAAAATATTCTGTGAACCAATCAAATGAAAGGTCTTGTTCTTCTTTAAAAAAGTTGGTAAATAGTAGTTCTCGTTCGCTTGGACTACTTAATATTTCAATCAATTTATAGGAAGCATGAAAGCTTTCATCAACACCTAGCAGTTCATTTATTTTTTCTGTTGTTAATTTCATAATTCCAAAGGAGTAAAGAATTCTTTGTGGTCGACCAAACCTCCACTCCTTTCTATAAATTCACTGGCTCTTTTTTATAACCAGCATCAATCAAAATGCTTTCAATCACATAAAGGTCCGTTTTCTGCTTTAAACTAGCCTTAAATTTCTTGGCAATATTTCTAGCTGTTTCTAAAGAAACAACTTCATATGTTTTAGCCAATGCATCCGCAATAATAGCGGATGTTGGCGTGTAATAAATCTCCAGCAAAATGAACACTCACTTTCATTTCATAAATCTAATTTAAATGTTCAGCTTTATATTCCCAGAATTTGTTTCTAGGCATTCCTAACGCTTCTATGATTGTATTCACTGAATAACCAACCCACTGCAAATACAAATATTCTTGAATGGTGAACTTGTCTTTATCAATTGAGCTGATTGGTTTAGATTTATCCATTGTTTGCTCACCGATATCCTTACCAAGCATTTTAATTTGACGATAGACCATGCTTTTTGGATGTCTATACCAATCTGGGTTTTCATTCATTAACTTAAGCATTTCTTTTCGCTTTTGCTTTTTTTCAGCTTGAATACGTGCTATATCCTCAAAAATTACACTGTTCATTTTTTAACCTCCTAAAAAGGCAGATCATCATCGCTAATGTCGATTGAATTACCTGCACCTGCGAACGGATCTACATCTCCACCAAACGACATTTGTTGGCTGTTATTTTGCTGATTTAAGCCTTTGTTTTGATTCGTGGCATAATTACCCTCGAAATTGTTTTGAACGCTTGTACCGTCATTCTGTGACATCTGAATGCTATTTCTATTCTCATTGGCGCTTTTTGGCTCTAATAATTGGAAACTCTCGCAAACAACTTCAGTCACATAGACACGTTGGCCTTGTTGGTTGTCATAATTACGAGTTTGAATTCTGCCAACAACTCCTAATAATGTTCCTTTACGAGTATAATTAGCCATTGTTTCAGCAGGCTTACGCCAAATTACACAGTTGATAAAATCCGCTTCTCGTTCGCCGTTTTGGTTTGTAAAGTTACGGTTCACAGCAAGAGTAAAGCTTCCAACTGCAGAACCACTTGCGGTGTAGCGTAAATCAGGATCTTTTGTCAATCTTCCGACTAATACCACATTATTTATCATTCAAATCACTCTCCTTAACGAACACACCATTGACATTTTTTCCCTTACGATCTTTAATCTCGTTATACGCTTGGTTCAGACATTCGTATAAATCCATATCATTTTGAATAGCGAGAATAACTAGTGTCACAACAACATCACCGATACCATCCCTTAAATCATTTTTATTATTTCTTGCTAATGCTGCTGCGACTTCTCCGACTTCTTCAACCACTTTTAGCATTTGTTTCTCAGGCTCTGCGATATCTAAATTTTTTTCTCTTGCCCATTCTTCCACTAGTTTAACTAATTCATCCATGTTTTCATCCTCCTAATAGTTCTTGCATTTGCCGTTCTAACTTCGCTTGTTCTTTGTCAGAAAGAGGCACGTCTTCTTGCATCCCATTCCAATTTGGTAACTGCTCTTGTCTCACTGGCGCCTTAGAATACGCAGGCTGTTTATTTGTTTGAGATAAATCATATTCATCGTTATAACGATCATCACGGATCCAACGAAATAATTCTTGTGGATGGTACCAATCATTTAATTTAATATACGCAAGATAGTCTTTATATCCTTTTTTAAACGACTCTAAATCTTCTTCCGTCTTGAACTTCTTTAAAAATTGTTCTCTAGCTTTTTTCTTGTTGGTTTTCTTTGGATAAGTTTTCCAAACTTTTTCGAATAATTCGGACATGGTTGAGCTTGGCTCAACACTATTCTTTTTTTTATCCTTAACTAACCTATCCTTACCTAACCTAACCTGTGTATCCATTTGGTATCCCATACGGTTGTCATCTGGTATACCAAGATGGTTTTCACTCTCTATAACCTCGGTTTTAAAGGTATATGCCTTACTATTTTTCTCAGCTAATTCAGCCTTTTCTTCTTGATATAGAGTTGGTTTGTATCGATCATTTCGGATATAGTTATGAATTTTCCAATGCTTGATAACAATAACTCCGCTATCAAAAACTAAAATAAATCTTTTGGCCATTAATAGCTTTAGATCATCATCTCCACATCCAACCATTCGTTGGATTTTCTTAGGATTATTAATAAATCCATCATCATCCGCTCGCATTGACAAATGAAAGTAAAGAGATTGAGTTGACAGAGGCATGTCTAAAAATGCATCGCTATCAATGATGGTCTTTGCAAACATTCTTCTTTCAGCCACCGTTCTATCCTCCTATGTTTAACTTCTTACGTTCTTCGATGTTTAATTTCACTGGTTTAATTTGATACTTATTCAAGAAGTTCTTAGTGCCTATTTGGTGCTCCTCTTGATGGTGCTGACGACATCCTGCATAAAATGTGAATGTTTCATGATTAATCTTTTTACGATTACGCCCCATACCAACAACCTCAATGTGACAAACGTCAGCATGTTTACCACAAATACAGCACTTACGATATTTCAGACAGTAGTAAAACCATTTGTTATTTTCAAGCAAATATTGGTATCTTTTTTCCAGTGGTATATCGTTTTTCAAAATGAACTCAATCAAGAAACCAATCCACTCCGTCGCTTCATTCTTGGTAGCTCGACTATGTTCAAAATAAACACCACTCTTAGCCTCGTAGTAGTATTTCAAGACACTTTCAATCCATTTAGGTTCGTCATAGCTCCAACGTGCCACATCGGCTATTAGAACGTGAGAAAGTGCATTCTGTTTTTGAGACATCTGTCGATTATCTAAGAATTCAACTTTCGCTAAATTATCATCGTTATTAGCCAGAAGTTCGAGAAAATTTGAATTTATTTCATCCTCAAATTCGATGACCAATTTATTTCCTATGTGGTTTATGATTTTTCCAATCACTCAATCACTTCCACCATAATGCCACTATCAACTATGAACTCATTAAGTGCTATTAATTGACTGTGCGACCCTGAAAGTCGTAAGGTTACTGTATTTTTATTTGTATCTTTTACTTCCGCTTTTGGTGATAGTTCACTGACTATTTCTCCTGTATTTTTGTCAATTACTTTATCTTCTACGACTGTTTCATTTAATTCTCGCATTGCTGCTTCATATTCTTCATGTGCTTTCTGTTGTTCTATAGCCCTTTCTTCAGCGGCTTTTTTCTTTGCTAGTGCAGCATCAATCTCAATCATCAATTCTGCAGCTGTTTTTCCGTTATCAATTTGACTTAACCACGAGTAAGGCTCTAATCCTAATGCCTTTACATAATTTTCTATAATCGCTTTTTCTCCTATAACTCGCTCTTTTTCTTTAAAAATCATTGTCATATCGGCAGCAATTTCTTCTAAAGTTTTTTTATTTATTTCTCCTTTTGCAGTAAAAGAACTCTTATTTAACCAGTTATTTCTAATACCTACTTCTTCTACCTCAACGCTATAGTTTTCTGACATTTCTTTAATAGTATCTTTGATTTTTTCAAGCCTCTTAGAACGTTCTGTTTCTTCATATAATTGGATACTTTCGTTGATGCCATCACTTACTAACTTAATTTGTCCAACATAAGTTTTAATTTTGTCTTCAAACGATTTCAAGGGTTTGTTATACTCGTTTTTTATTGCTTTGCGCTCATTATCTAAAAGTGTCGCCACTTTATTTAAATCCGCTTTTGCTTGCTTGGCTTCTGGAATATTCGCATCTGTAAAAATCATACTTGAGTAATGATTTACTGCTTTATCAACCATTTCTTTTAGTTGCGATTCGTTCTGAATTGTTATTTCACTGGCTTTAAAATCTACTTTAAACTGCACATTTGTTGTTAATTCATTTGTCATTACCTTTGCCCCCAGTTGATATTTTTTACTTGATCATTTGTATTGTTTTTATTGATCTCTATTTCATAGTTACTTTTCCACTTATTTAACTGTCTCATTGCTTCTGGATACTGTTTATCTGTCACATTGTCTAATGTTTGTGCACCAACATGTTGCAACAGTCCATTTCTAACAACTTGCATATCGCTTGAACTTAGTTCCGCTACTTTTCTTATTAAATCGTTCATCTCTGATATTTGTTTACCATTAACCAAATTTATTGGTTCTTTAGCATCAAGCTTCTTTTGAAATGAATCAGGATCATCTTTATCTGTTGCAATATTAAAAAATTTCAATAAAAAATATTTTTCTGCATAAGTTAATGCTTTACCTACACCCTTCTCACCAGCAATATCAACACCTTGTGCATACCACTTCGATTCCAAAAAATCTTCTGGATTATCAATATTAATCCAGCGCATAGTCATCTCAAGTTCAGTAAAATATGTTATTCTTTGTTTCTGTTCTGTCTGTTTCGTGTACTTATTGTAGTGATTTATAATCTCTATCTGGTCCTTAACTTTATGGCCTGTAATTGCTGGTTGTAATAACAATCCCATTTCATTAATTTTTGAATGTAAAGCTCCTAGGACATCACTTGATCCAACATAATTAAATTGACTTCCTGATTGTTCTTTTTTTAAATAAGATACTTTTTTTCTTACTTCTGCTAATCTTTGATAAACATTTAGTTGTTCAGCCATTTAACAAGACCTCATTTCTGTGATATAATTTTTCTTGTATAATTTTTGTATGCGACTTATTGCTTGCCGGCTTAAGTCGCTTTTTTGTCGTCATGCAACACCTCTGCGCTCTTTTTGTTGCGCAATGTATATTTTATTTTTTTGTTGCTGATACCATAAATCAGCAAGTTTTTTCGTTTGCTCTAGTTTTTCTTTTCTTGTCATTTAATTCTACCTACTTTCTTTGGTATACTTTAACTTGAAAGGTGATGAATAATTTGAAAAAATATTTTGATGTTTTTGTAAAATGTGTAACTACTATCGGAGCTTTATTTGCTATTTGGAATGTGATGCAAAACAACAATCAAATAAAAAAAGTTAATTATGAAAATGAGCAAAATATAAAGTTAGAACAATCAAAAAATGTTTCCGTTTGGAACAATAAACAAGCTGATAAAAACAGCCCTGTCTCACTCGAAAAAATTCCAAATGTGATAGCTAATAATTCGAATCAATCACCAGTATATAAAGTGTTTGTTATTTCGATTCCTAGTAAAATAGACAATGATTCATTATCTAAAAAAGTATCTCTCGCTTCAGAATTTAACAGCTATAAATATTTAGAAACTCTACCACCAGGAAAAATCGAGTTAAGTCTTCCAACTTTGCCAAATGCTATGGGCGGTGTTCATGGTGTACCTATAATATTTTTTACAGATTTTAGAAATGTTGAATGGTATAGAGATCAACAAGGGCGCCTCATGGAGTATCCAAAATACGAAACTTTTTTAAATAAAAACGGAATTACTCCACCATATCTTTAAGAATCGTTAATATCGCTACAGCAATTAATACAATAGATGCAACCGGAATTAATAAACCTCCGTAGTCATATAAGAAATTTGTAGGACTTTTCTTTATAATATTTATCCATGACATTAGCGAATTCCCTATAATAAATGCCATTATTAGCAACATTGATATTAAAAATGTTCCAATAAATTTTTTCATACAGAAGTACCTACCTTTAATAAACTTGAAATACTCCTCTCTTATAAATAGTTTGGAGTATTTACTTTTTTGATTGTTTTAACGTTCCTTTTCTAATCATTTCTTAGCCTCTCTATCTTCAAGCGCCAGATCATAATACAGTGTCCAAATGATGAATAAGCCGATATATATATTTTGGATAATTGGATTAAAATTTCCGCCTATTATCAACCCCAATCCGAAAACGATTAGCAATACTGCAATTCTTCTTAAGTTATAAATTTTTCTCATTTCATTTCTCCTTAAATATGGATTCTATTTTGAATTTCTAAATATCTTAAAAATTCAAGTTCTCTTTCAATTTGATAGGCTTTTCCTTCGGTCAGTTGTTCTGATTGTCTAAGCGCTGCTCTATCATCTTGTAGCTGTTTACGCTCTTTTTTGATTTGGTTGAGTATCCAACTTTCTTGTTCAGTTGTATAAGTCATAATATTCTCCCTATGCAATGTCGTTTAAGTCAAAGCTCATTTGTCTTACAACTGTTTTTGTGGCTGTGGACGGCTCCCAGTCATTGATATATTCAATTACGATTGGATAATGTTTCTCTCTTAATTGTGATCGAGTCCCCACGCCTGTGATTTGTTTAATACCTGAATTAATATCTTTGTATAACTTTCCACGCTGTTCCTTTGTGATTTTCCCAAATCCTTTTGCAACTTCTGCTACTCGTTGATGAACTCGGCGTGATAAGTAGCCATAATCATCTGCACCGATTTTTTGATTGTCTTTTAAGTCGGCTACTTCTTTTTCTATTACATCTACACGCTCATTTGTTTCTTCATTTGCTGATAAAGCAAGCATCGCCAATTCTCTTTGAGAGGTTGGAAGTTTAGGCTGTTGAATTTCTTTTTCCATTTGATTAAAAGCTTCAATATATTTCAATTTAAATTGCAAAGCTTTTTGACCTGTGAATCCCATTGCTAGTAGTGTGAATCCGTCACGGTTCATAATTACTTGGCGATAAGATTGTTTGTTTTGTGGATGAATGTAGGTGTCTTCGTAAAATAGGTCTGCCGAATTTTCGGCTACCCCTTGCTTCAATTCATCAATAGCTTCCAAAACATGCTTATGTTGTTTTTCAAATACTTCTGCAACTTGCAGACTACTTGTTACTGCTTGCTGATTTTTCATTATTACTAAATTGTTCATTTTGTTTTTCGCCATCCTTTCCTTTGATAGTGTACGTATGTTTAATTCCTGTTTTGCGTGTCAGAACGTTACAATATGCTTGACCTAATAAATCAATATTTACTTGATCTGCCATTTTATTCACCTCACTTGATATTTAAGATTTTTTTGATTTTCTGAACTTGCTCTTCTGAACGTCTACGACCATGAAGAATATCTGACAAGTAAGGGCTTGAAATCCCTAATTGTTTTGCTAACCAAGATTGGTTTTTGCCTGCACGAATTAGAGCTGCTCTTACGTCAATTGCTAAGTCTTGTGACATATTTATTACTCACTCCCTTTTATTTTTAATTTGTAAGCTAAAAAATTAGCTAATTTAACAAAATACGTTGACACTTTCTATATAATAATATAGAATATAACCATAGTTAAATAAGCCTTCTAAAGACTAGTAAATAAACACTTTCACCGTTCCCCAACGATTTTATGTTTCATTTATTGGTTTTATTTGAGAACTTATTAGCTAATAAATTAGCTTACGAGAAGAGTATATTATATATTTATATAGACGTCAAGCATTTTCTATATTTTTGTATAGAATCTTTTTTCTAAGCATCTAGGATGGTTGATATGACTACATTTGAAAGAGTAAAAAAATTGGCTGATAGTCAAAAAATTTCTATTTTAGAATTAGAATCTCGACTAGGTTTTGGAAAAAACTCTTTGTATCGATGGAAAACGAGTTCCCCCGCCTCTGACAAACTACAAAAGGTTGCTGACTACTTTGGTGTTTCGACTGACTATCTTTTAGGAAGAACTGACAATCCTAGTATTGATAAGGGCGAACCGGAAGAAGAATTCTCTACTTTCTTCCGTATTGATACCAAAGATATTCCAGAAGAAGACAGAGAAAAATTAGAGGAAGAACTGAAAGAGTATTTTGAGTTCATGAAAAATAGATTAAAGAATAAATGATTGGAAGGCTACTTATGGATATAGACTATGACACTTATTTTAAATATCATGATCAAAGTTACATTATTATTGAAAAAATTGCAGACTACTACGGAATTGAGTTAAAAGATTTACGTTGGGATCATTATAGAGACTATGCAATTGATGTTGAAGATATTGAAATTGTCTCTTATTCATTTGGTGAAGTTGCTTCTAAATATTTATCTGGAAACATAATAAATATTTTTGGAAACTACGGAATCTCTTATAATCCGTTTATGGTAGAAGGAAGACAACGTTTTTCTATTTTACACGAATTGGGACACTATTATTTTGATATGGATAAATCAAAAACAACACAAAGCTTCTCGGATTTATTAGATGGGAACGGTTATTCCGAAAAAGATGCACCAAAAGAATTACGAGCTAATATTTTTGCATCACTTGCTTTGATTAATAATGAAGCTCTAAAAGAATGTTTTAGAAAGCGAATGTCTTTTTATCAAATCTGTGACGAATTTGAAATCAGTGCAGCTGCACTTTATGTTAGATTATACGATTTCCTAACAAAATTTATTTTGTTAAATCAAAGTTTAGCCAGAACAGCAATAAATCAATTTAGATATAATTATGATCCATCAAAATTAATCAGCTATGTAAAAATGAGTTTGTAAAAATGAAAGGAAGGGTTACAAGTGAAAAGTGATGAGATTCAAAAAGAGGAAGAATTAGAAAGAGCTAGAATAAGAGCTAGACGTGAAGAGGAAAAGAATCGCGCAGGAAAAGGATGTATTGGTTGTTTAGGATTCTTCATAATATTGGCGATAATTGGAGGTATAATAACTAATCTAGATAGCAATAAATCTTCTGAAAATAAATCAGAACAGCCTTCTACTGAACAAATTAAATCAAAAGCTTCTAATGAAGCTATTTTATTAACTCAACTCCAAAAGAGTTTTGAAGGAGTGGCTGATGTTTCTTTTTCAAGCAGTAAAAAAATGTTTACTATAACACCAACCGATTCTGATTTTAAAACAGCTATTTTAGCGATGTTATCTGGAACAGTTACAAAAGACGATTGGAATGATATGACTGAAAATATTCGAACTATGTCGCAAGCTATGCAAGAAAAATATGGTTCTGGCTATGTAATAAGTGTTTTGAATCCTGAAAATACAGAGAACACTCTGTTAATGGTAAAGGATGGAAATGTAACTTATAACTTCGCAGATAAACTATAAAAAATAACGCACCCTCCGACCAAGAAGTTGTGCGTTAAAAATAGAACCAAAATAGGCTTATTTTGTTACGCCTATTTTACCAAAAATAATGAGGTGAAACAATGGCAAATGAAATAAAACAAGTTGCGTTATACATACGTGTGTCTACAGATCAACAAGCTAAACATGGTGATAGTTTGGATGAACAACAACACACTTTAAATGAATACGTAAGACAACAAGGAAACATGAGAGTATTCAAAACTTATATAGATGATGGCATTTCAGGTCAGAAACTATATCGTGATGAATTTCAAAAATTATTAGATGATGTTAAAAAAGGAAAAATCGATACGATCTTATTTACAAAATTAGATAGATGGTTTAGAAATTTACGTCATTATTTAAATATTCAAGAAATACTAGACAAAAACAATGTTACTTGGTTAGCCGTTACACAACCTTTCTTTAACACAGAAACAGCAATGGGCCGTTCATTTGTAAATCAATCAATGGGTTTTGCTGAGCTTGAAGCACAGATGACTTCTGAAAGAATTCGTGCCGTTTTCGATAATAAAATACGAAAAGGTGAAGTTGTTAGTGGAAAAGTACCGCTTGGCTACGATATCAAAGACAAACATCTTGTTCCGAATGAAAAAGCTGAAATAGTAAAAGAAATTTTCCAATACTATTTAGAAACTGGCAGCATGCGTGCCACCGTTAGACATTTAGAAAATCATTTCAGCATGACAAGAGATTATCAAAGTGTTCGGCAAATGCTTACTAATAGAAAATATATTGGTGAATTACGAGATAATAAAAATTTTTGTGAACCTATTGTTGATCGTGACGTATTCGAAAGAGTACAATTGCAACTTTCAAAAAATATTCGTATGAATAAAAAACGCGACTATATGTTTACTGGATTGTTAGTTTGTAGTGAATGTGGTTGTAATTATTCCGCCACGGCGGTTATTAGCCGATATGTACGCAAAGACGGTACGACAAACCCGAATGAAAGACATTTATATAGATGCACCAAAAACCGTAATAACGTAAAAAAATGTAGTAATAAAAAAGGCATATATGAAACTACACTAGAAAATTTCCTTCTGGAAAATATTGAAAAACAAGCAGAAGAATTGTCTGTAAGAATGCAAAAAGAACCCGCAGTAAAAAAAACTAAGAATATTAACGATAAAATAAAAAAGAAAATAGATCGACTAAAAAAAGCTTATCTAAATGATGTTATAACATTAGAGGAATATAAAGAAGATAGAGAAGAATTAGAAGCACTTTTAATTCCTGAACAAGATAATAAAATTGCTAAAATTGATTTGAGTTCACTGCATAACTACTCTACTGCTGAATTTAGAGAAGGATATAAACAGCTAACTATTTCGGAAAAAAGTTCTTTATGGCGGCAAGTGATTAAAAATATTGTAGTTTATCCAGATGGAAATTTGAAAATAAATTTTTTAGGATATTGATTTTATTTGCACTAACAAATACTAACCAGATGGATGATGTATTTTAGTGCAAATAAAAAAAGCTCTACTCCCCATGATTGAGAAGTAGAGCTTTTACATTTTTAATTAATAATTTAAGCTTTGACCAGGATAAATCAAGTTAGGATTAGTTAATCCGTTCCGTTGTGCTAAAGCTTGGTATGTCGTGCCAAGTTTAGCCGCAATGCTAGATAAATTATCACCGTATTGAACTGTGTAAACATTACTTGTTGCCGATCCATTTACCTTCAAAACTTGACCAGGATAGATTAGATTTGGATTGGCCAATCCATTTAATGCCGCTAACGTTTGATAGTCTGTGCCATGTTGGTAAGCAATACTTGATAATGTTTCGCCATGTTGAACTACGTGTGTTGTTTCTGGTTGCTTATCAGGGACAACTGTTGCATCTGGTAATAGTTCAATATCACCTTTGCTAATCCATGACAAAATGCCTTCTAGCAACACTCTGCTTCCAGTTACTTCTTGTACTTTATAGCTGTTTCCTTTTACCCAATCTGGAATAGCTTCGCCAGTTGCCCAAGCATCTACATTAAATTTTACTTTGACGATATCACCAACTTTTACTGCAGAAGTAGGTGTTTTTTCAACTTCTTTACCTTCTTCAATAGCTGGTGTGTTTGTTTCTGGTTGGTTATTTTTTGTATAACCATTATCGGTAATACCTGTTAAATCAACGTTACCATCTAGCCCTCCTGCAACGTAGGTTGACGTGAACTGAAAAATACCGATATTTTCAAATGAAGGAAAATAATTGTAATTTGGATAAGGTGTCACTACATAATCTGGATATTCTGCCATCCATAATTGATACTTCTTTGCAATTCGTGATAGATCATAAGCTGAAGTAAGATACCCTTTGTATCCGTAAAGCATCGGTGTATATCCAGCCTCTTTGATATAGTCTAACGCCCATAGCGTTACATCCGTCGATTGAACGCCATCTTCCGCATCTAAGGCGACAATTGATCCCTTTGGTGTTTGTACTTTAGGTAAAAAGTAATCTAATACTTGCTTTGCATTTTCGTAGGTAAGGACATTTTGCCACCATACATACGTATGCGCGCGTTTACCTTGAGCAATCGTACTAGCTACTTGACTAGAATAAGTAACTTGATCATAAATTCCATAGTTATTTTGCCCACCAATTTGTGAAATTGAGAATTTATCATGTGAATAACCAAATGTTGCTTGATATCCATTCCAAATAGACAAATCAACGCCTTGGTCTCCTTTTGCAGCAAATGTACTAACTGGCGCTAAAAAAAACAGGCCTACCAATAATGTTACTAATAGTTTCTTTTTCATCTATTTGTCTCCTTTTCTATCTGATAATCCAGGTGTTGTATGGTCTGTCACAATTCCTAAAATAGTTAATACAACAAACACTGCATTGATAACATCTAGCAATTGCTGATTAATCACATCAATTTGAAATTTATACCCAAAAGGAACTGCAACTACTTGAATAAGTAACAAAACTGCAGGAATAAGAGACAACCAGAATTGTTTATTTTTTATTCTTGACTTCCAATCAATCATTTTTATTTCCTCCAATTCCTCGAAAGAGGGTTTTATTTTGTTCTTCCAATCGACTAATGCGCACCTCATGGTTATTTAATCGGTCAACAGCTTGTTTTAGTTCTTTCATGCTATCCTCTAATTGAGAGAAGACATGATAGAATTTCATTAATGCGAAGATAATTCCGCCTAAAAATGTAATCAGCGCTAACCATTGTTCTAGTGTTAAGTTCATCCTGCACCTACTTTCTACTTACAAATAAAACCGCCTAGCTTTCGCTAAACGGTTTTCCTATCATTTTAGTAAATTCCTCTTCTGTAATACAACTAGGTACAAATTCTGCGACCTGTTCAGGAGTAAACAGCCCCCAGTCAAACATTAACTTAATGTCATCGTATGAATACATTATTTTGCACCTCCGATTTGTTCTTTAATCGCATCAATTTCTTTAGTATTTTGAAGCGAAGTAAGCATGGTCTTTGAATTGATTTGAGCTAACGATTCTGCTTTAGCAGCTAGTTTTTCATTTGCTTGTTTTAAAACAGCGTTATCCGCTTCTAATACTGCTGAAAGGTTTTCTAACAGATTTAATTTCTTCGAATAATCTTGTGTGACTGCTTCTTCCCATTTTTGTTCTGAAAAATTAAAGAATTGTGATTGTTCATTGTCCAAAGCTTCAAGCGGTTTAATCTCAACAAAAGGTAAAGATGTTGGAAAATTATCCTCTACTTCGTTTTTTTCAAAACCCATTGGGTACAATACTTTGTATACTACTTTCATTTTATTTTCCTCCTTTAATATGGATTTTTAGCCATCCAACAACTTGAAATAGTAATCCATGCTCCTTTTGCGACACTATCTTTACATACAATATTTGAGTTATCTGCTGTGTTCATGTATAACAAGCACATTTTGTCATCGCTGGTTTTGCCATACATTCGAACCGCTTCAATCGGATATGCCCATGTTGGAATGTTGAACCACACCGCCTGGTTATCTTTTAAAGCAGATAATTGGAATGATCCTGTGAGATATACCAGATCTCCCCGTCGGTATAATTTTAGAGAACCACCTGACATCACAGAAGCGTTGTTATCTTTATCTACCATTGCATAATCTGCTTTAGCATTTGTAAGGACTGGCTCTTTTCCTTTTACTTGAATTCCATCTTGAAAATTTTTAGTACCTAGAATAGTTTCATTTCCAACAGCCTTTACTAATTTTCCCTCAATACCATCAATAGCATCTGCGTGTGTTTTCATGTACTTATTGACACCATTTTCTTTTAGCTGAACAATATCAGGCATTACGCTTCACCTACCTTTTCAAATGTAAAAACTGGTAATGCATCCAATTTTTCTTTATCCGATTTAGACATTAAACCGTCTTTTTCAGAAGTGGCATTGCCAGGAAGTGTTGGAATAATAGTTGTGTCTGGCAGTGCTTTTACATCAGAAGCAGTTAAAACAACTTCACCTGTATGACCATTTACAGACGAGACAGTGCCTGCTTCAGCACCACTAATTTTTCCATCAACAAATTCATTTAATCCAACAACACCAGCTGTACTAGTTTGTACATCAATAGCTACGCCGTCTTTTTTCACTACATATAAATCAGGCATTTATTTCTTCATCTCCTTTTACTTTTTCAAACTCAACACCAGAACCACCTAGTTTTCCAGCTTCATAATCGGCTATAATTTTTAACATTTTGTCATACTCTTGTTGTGATATCATAATGCCATCGCTTGGCAGATCTAAGTCTGCACGTGTAATAATCACTGCTCCAGTTTTTCCGTTTACAGATAAAACTTTTGCCTGTCCGTTCATTATCTCTGATAAACCAAGGATAGCTGAAAAATGTGTAATAGGAAAAAACTGACGTTTAATACCATTTTCATCAGTTTCCATCATTCTCTTAGCATCAACCATTGTTTACACCTTCAATCGTAAAAACATTTTGTTTTGGATCATCAACTGTCGCTATGATTAATGCCCCTTCCTCAATTGGGAAATTGACTGTACCCACCAGTTCAACTTCATGATTATTAGAAAATGAATCATCCTCTAAAATTTCTAACGTGTTTACATTGCCGTATTTAATGGTGTATAGCCGTTCCTCTAGCCGATGATATAAATATTCCATATCTGCCAATAAACGTTCAGAAATTGAATTATGGCGCACTCCTTGAATGTCTACACGTGCATCCATTAATTCGGCTAGCATTGTTCCGCCTGGATCAACAGTTTTTAAAATATCTTTGATTGATTCGAACCATTTTAGATAATCTGTTTCTTGGCTGTTCCGCCAAGCTTCAAATGTATCTTGTTGATTTTTGCGCCACTTTTCAAACTCTTCTTTTCTAGCATTCATCCAAGCTGTAAAATCGCCTTTATTTTCATTGATAAAAGCGGTCATGTCTGCAATTAAATCTTCTATTGATTGCCAATAAGAACCCATTTCACCTTCTGTTTTAGAAGCGGCATTGACAACAAAGTAAGAAAAGTTCTGCGTTGATCCAATTAGATTGTCGCCTTTATGAATACTGAAATATGCTTCCTGTCTGTGCAATGACTGCATAGAATATTCATCAAAGGTATACTGGATAACCCCTTTTTTGGCATTCACAATTTTTGCTGCTCGTTGAATCGGATACTTTTTATCAATAACTGATTCAAAAAATACTTCGCAACCTGTTAAATCAAGTGGCAAAGCATTTTCAACTAGTATGGCTTCTAAGACTTCTGTGTTTCGATTTCCTTGTCGTACATTCTGAATCCCAATGTAATTGTAAGGTTCAGTTGTACTTAGCGTTGCTTGCCATTTAACCATTGAAAAATCCTCCTTTCGTTATTTTGGTGGAATAACAATCGATTGAATAGAATTAGCAAAATATAATCGGTCATATTTTGCGACAATTTGCCCTTGCTCGGCGTTCTGTTCTATGGTTTGGATACGTCCGTTATTTAAGCCGTAAATCACGCCCGTGTGACCATATGTTGGGTCTACTGTCCAACTTGTTCCCCATTGGCCACCTCGTCTAATATTGACGATTGCTCCTACCACTAAATCTTGATACGTTGGATTTTGGATTACTCGCCAACCTACCGCATTCCAATCATATGCTTCACCAATATCTGCAGCAGATGATGTATCACCAATTACATGTGAAAAGCCATAAATTGTTCCTGCACCTAAACCACAGCCGCCCATAAAACCAGAATATTCGGCTGGAACGGCATAACATTGCCCATTACCAAGCCATTTGCCCATTAAGGTCTCCAAATGTTCTATGCCAGCTTTTCCTGTTGCAGTAGAAGCTTTCAAATCTTTGAATTTGTCATACCATACTTGTGCATAGGTTTGTCTTTCTGGATGTGCTGCAGCTGGACGTTCAAAGTTTAATTCAAACGCATAAGCAGCTGTTTTAGGCGAGCTGACAACTTTAAATTCATCAACTGTTAATGGACTTACTTGTCCTAACCATTGCCCATTGAACATACACCAATTAATTAATTGAGCTTGAGCTAATGACGTCCTATAGTCTTGTTTGATACCTGCAGCTGCGATTAAGCGTTGTACATATTCTCGACCATTCCAAGTTGGGGCGCCTACCAATGGATACGCTGAACCATCCCATTGAACCCATCCGTAAGCTGGACCGCCTATTTGCTCGGTATCTGGGTTCATACTTGAGCCAACTTCACCTTGAACATTTCCGAGAATACCTGCAGCAGCTGCTTTGCTGTATCCGTTAGCTAAAAGGTAACTCCATAAGTCCCAAGCAAATTTATCTGCATCACTTGTAACTTCGGATGGATAACCGCCTGTACCAGCTCCAGAACCGCCACCGCCATTTTGGCCAGGGATGACTTCCTTACCGCCGATGTAGACCTTATCAAATTTAGCGATAGTTCCTGTTAAAATACCGCTAATATCCATTTCACTTTTGAGTGTAGTTTTTCCAGAAACACTGAACTTACCATCATGCGTCCAGGATGCGTAACTGTTTACTTTCCTATTATCTGGATGAGCATCTGCCGGTATTTGAATAATTGGAACTGATTGTACATCATTATTTTTGCTAATCGTATTGATTGAAAAAATGTAACCAGGTTTTTGTCTAACAGCGAATCCATTTGCATTTTTTCCGCTTCCATCATAAGTGGCCTTAATGTCACCAAACAATTCGCCATGAACATCATTTAGTCCAGTACTTACTCTCTTTCTCTCGAAAGAAACCTTGCCACCTTCCATAACAACTTGGAAATCTTTATCATCTAATGTTTTTAAAGCCACACCCTGCACTAAAATCCCTGTTAGAATACCTGCAGTAATAAAATTCGCAACAATTGAGCCATCTTGAGTAATAGCTGTTTCAAACGGGCCATTTACTCCATTGTTCGAATAGCCGAGACCTCCTAGATTCCAACGCCATACTTTTTTTGCATCATTTGCATTTGGTCTATCCATAATTAAAATTTCTTCTGGAGCATCTTTAGGGCGAAAACGAACATAGCCACCTTTTGTTCCTGTTATCCATTGGGTAGCATTCACTATTGCATTTTGCAAATCTTCGCTTTTAACTTCCAGTTTTTTAGTTATTTGATTAACTGCGGTATTTACTGAATCTGTGTAAGATTTTATTTCGTTTCCTAACACGATATTTTTATACTTACCTAAAGTAGGAAGCCACGTACATTCTGTTACTCGTTCTTTAACCCCAGTTATACCGTTATATTCAATATCACAATAAACAGTATCTCCGAAATTCAACTTCATCATCTTGCCGTAAAGTTTTTGGTACTCAATCGTATTTTCCAAAGTAACCATATTAATTTCATGAGTGACTTTTGGTTCATGTATTCGCTCTTTATCAAAGAGTGATTGACCCCACTTCTTCAATTCCTCTATAGTTTTACATTCACTATTTGTTCTACTGGTAATACGTCTATTTTCATCGTTTACTCCCTTTGTTTCCAAAAAGGCAAATGTTACTGGCTCTTGATCTTCGTTATAGTTAACATCATCAGGTGTCCCGCCAATTAAATAGAGACTGTTGAAAACATTTAAGTCATCAACAGTCTCTTTTATTGATTCTAAATTAACACCTAAGTCTATCCTAAAACCGTTATCCTCACCAATTCTATCTTTTAACATTAGTCTGTAATTATCCATATCTAACTCGCCAGAAGTAACTCCTGTTAGATTCTCATTGCCGTTATTTTGCCCAATAATTGCAGATATTGGATTTACTTCTTTTGCAGTAAACTGATGCCGCGTATTGATATTACTTTCATAGATAAATGGTTGTTTAAACGCTAAATTGGATTTTAGATTTTCCATAATCTGCTTACCAGTGCCGTTTGCCGTATATGCCATTTGGATAAAATTTCGGTTGGCTTCATAACCAATGTGTAGAGCCTTAATAGAAATAGAATGTAGATTCTTATCAACTGATTTGATTCTAAAATATTGCCATGATCCGTCCGATACCATCGCTTTCAAATAATATCCTTTTTTTATTTGGTTATTATTTTTCCCTACTAACGAATAATTTCCGTAAAACGAATATTCGCTATTTAATGAACGAGTAATTTCTGGAGCATCTGCCCAATCTAAAAGAGAAACCCCATTTTCGGATAAGTCAATTGGCACTTTTTCATAAATATAAATTGGATTGATCAAAAAAATACACTCCTTATCTTCATTCTTATACTAGCGATATTTCCTGTTACCATTATTTTATTTTTACCTGGTAGCATTTTTATCCAACTGCCTTTCGTTCGCTGAATACGTCCATCTTGCGTACAAACAGCCATTTCGTTGTCTAATGACAGCAAACCAGCATTTGTATCTAATATGGTTAACGTGTTCTTACCACAATTAATTTCAATATCGCCACCATTGGAATGGATTTCAATTAACGGTTGAGAAACCTCATCGCCATGGTTTATTACAGTATTTTCACCCTTATTTAGATTTATGAAAGGTTCGTTTACTTTTCTTTTTAGAGGTTCGCAACGAAAAGTTATTTCAAATGAATAAAAAGTTCCCCATTCGTTGACATATTCAACTTCATTGTTAATATTACATACTGCATTAACATACACATTCACATTGTTATGAGTGATTAATTCAGATTGTCCACTAAGCCATCGTTTCACTTCTGGCAAACGTTCATAACTAACGCTGACATCTTTAATTTTTAAATCAAATGGTTCATAATCACCAAACCATTCGTTCAGCACTCTGTTACTGCCAATAACAGTGATTTCGTTATATCTTGGTTTAGCGACAATTTCAGGTAATTCAGACTCAATAGTTAAGCCGTAATCTAAAAGAGCATTTGCTCCTTTCCATACAAAATTAGGCGTATATCTATCCATTTTTACACATCTCCTGTCGCTAAATTATTCCAGACATTCGCTTGAAACATTTTTCTGTTCAAACGGTTGATTTCGCTCGGATTATTTGCATCTACTTGACCGATTGTCACATAGTTATTAACAGTAGAATTGCCTTTTAACGCACCACCAATTCCACGCGCTTTTTCGTCTTGTGAAAGTGGTGTGACTGTAGTCTTGCCATTTTTGGCGGTTAATAATTCAGGACCAGCTTCACCAACGATTGCTTGTCCATTGATCATATGACCGCCTTCAGCAAGATATGGAATTTTCGCAATGCTAAATCCTTTGCCACCAACGCCAGGTACCCATTTTGGTATTTTGATATTGTTTAAACCACCTAAAAAACCATTAATTAGAGTAATCATAGCGTTAATTGGTGCTTTGGCTACTGCAGTAATTCCTTCAAAAATACCGCCGAAAATATCAACAATACCTTGCCACGCTCTTGACCAATCACCTGTAAACACTCCTGTAACGAAATCTATGATGCCGCCAAAAATTCTTGTAATCGCGTTGACGTAATCACTAATGATTTTTACAGCACCATCCATAGCGCCGCCAATAAAGCCTGTGATGAAATCAAAAGTAGATTTTGTCGTATCTGCTAAAACTTTGAATACACCAACCACTATATCTTTGATCACATTAAAGGATGTATTGATAAAATCTCTAAACCAGCCTACTTTGTTGTAAGCAATCACAATTCCAGCAACAAAAGCTGCTAGTGCAGCAATTACAATTCCAATAGGTGAAGCAATAAAGGCAATTACTGGAATCAGACTACTAATGGAACTAGCAAGTGTTCCTAAAACCACCAAGACTGGTCCAATAGCCGCGACTACACCTGCAATGGTAATGATTGTTTGCTTTTGATTGTCGGTCAGTCCGTTAAACCATTCAGAAACTTTCTTAATGGCATTCGTTGCCGCTTCAAAAGCAGGAAGAAGTGCAATTTGTACTTGTTCTCCGAGTTCTCCCATTGCAACCTTAAATTGATTTTGTGCAATTTTCGCTTGGTTTATTGGGTCTTGTATAGTATTGAATGTCTCATCTACTGCTCCTTTAGCATTTTTAGCTGAATCGGCAAAACCGTCCATTGACAACGCACCACTGTCAATAGCTTCAACCATTTTAGGCGCGGCTTTAGTACCAAAAACTTCGCTAGCAATGTTTATTTTTTCTTGTTCCGTTGTGGCACTTTGAATGGCTGCTATTGTTCCGCTCAAGCCATCTTGCATAGTTTTATTGTCTTTTGCATAAGCTACACTAGCTTTCCCTAGATAGCTAAGTGTGCTTGCTGAATCTATACCAGATTTTTCCATTTGGCCAATTAATGTCGTTGCTTCCGAGAACTCAAAGCCCATCGCTTTTAGTTGGGGCGCTCCTCTATTTACTGCATCAAATAATTGATCAACGCCAACCCCAGTATCTTGACTAGTTTTTGTAATGCTATCAAGAACCATAGGTATATCCTCTGCAGATAATCTAAACAAGTCTATTGACTTTTTGGCATTTATTGTTGATTGAGATACATCTGCACCATTAATTTCAGCAAATTTAAGCATTCGTTCAGTAGTATCTTCTAATTGCTTATCCATAAATCCAAATTGAGTGTTTACCTCTCCAATACCTGTTGATATGTCTTGCATATCTGCTGGTATCTGACCAGTAACTGTTTTAAAACTACCTTGCAATGATTCCAATTGATCACCAGTTGCTCCTGTTGCTGTAGCAATACTGTCTAAATTTTCATCTAATTCTTTAAACGCAGCAATAGAAGCGGCGCCAATTCCCATGATCGGTGCTGTTAAACCAACAGTCATCTTCTTACCGACAGATTTCATTTTGTCCCCAGCTTTTTCAATTTTAGCTAACTTCTCGGCAGTCTTAACAGACAAGTCACCTTGTTCTTTCAAGGCTTCGTTGGTACTTTCTAATGCAGATCGTAATTTATTTTCACCTGTTTCTGATTCCAACAAGCGTTTGTAAAGCTTTTGTGATTGCTCTGAATACTCCCCAGTTTCTTTAACTGATTTTTCGTATTCCTCACGTAATAATTTGGTTCTTTGTTCAGCTAAAGATAATTGCTTTTCAAGCTTTTTCTTAGTTGCCGTTAATTTTTCTGTTTGTGTTGCATCTTTATCCATAGCGGATACCTGGTTTTTGTACTCGGTAGCCGCTAAGTTCATTTCTTTGTTGATATCTTTGATTGTTCGAGAATAATTGACTTCTCCGTTTGTCTTAAAATTTAAGACAACATCAGATTCTTTCTTTGACACGTTAGCGCTCCTTTCCTACCACCAAGGACTTTTATCCATAGTCACACTTGCAGGTGGTTCAAACTCCGTATTACTCGTTAACCACTGTATGTATGACTTAAGCCACAAGTTCGGTGTTGATTTCAAAAAGAAACCCTCACTCCATCCTAAAAGAGTAAGGGCTACATACAGATAAAACGCCCATGGCGTTCCTACTTCCGTTTGTGTTTTTTC